AGGATGGTCCTCCAGCAGATTGAATTTGTTGATAATGAAGAGTTCCAGTTCCATCACCATAAGCAGCGACCATAAATGATCCTCTTAGTTCTGCATACGATGTAGATAGAAGTGCGGCAGGGTTTCCTGCAGATGAATTGTGATCAACCACGATTCTTGTGCCATGATAACCATCTTTACCAGCGGTATTATCAACGGTCTTTACAATCTTATGAGTGAAATTATAATCAGTCTGACCAGTTACAGTAAGACTAACAGCATCACCAACTCCAAATGGAGATCCAGTTCCTTCAGCAAAATCAATAGTTGTTGTTGCTCCGGTTGTGATACCAGACACTCTATTTGATTGAGGTTTTCCAAGACTAATTATCTCCGATTCACCAGTGTGAACAAAGTAATTAGTTACTGCAGCAGTTGGAAGAGTTCCAATGGCGACATGTGCTCCGGCACCTTTTGCCACAACTCTTAGGTATTCTGACTGGTGTACGGTTTGGTCAACACCCCTCCTATTAGCTCCACTAGCAATAGGTAAGGCGGAATTAATTCCTACTGGGTTATGCGCCATTATCCTTAAAGTTCATTTAACAGTTATTTATAATCACTCTTCGTCAGGAGTGATATCCTCTTCTACATCATCTACAGATTCTTCAGTACCAAACATTGAATCTGATACCGAAGGACGGTATGCATCAATTTTTTCTGCAGATTTTGCAAATAGAAGTTCTTTAATTTTGTCACTGACTTGAGAGGGTGACTCATCAGTTGTGATCATATCTAAAAGGTCATCCATTTAAGTGTATTATATACGACTAATGAGTATTTATATCTCACCACCTTTAGGCATCTCTGGTGCCTCGGTTGATGATCCATCAATGTCTGGTTCCATTTGAGGTTTTCCCAAATCATCACCTACAGCATCGTCAGGTGCAAAAGGTAATCCAGTTGAAGGATCAATTGTTGCAGGATCAGGAATTATACCATCTTTAATTTCCTTATCAATAAGTTTATCTTGCTCAATAATATCCATATCAGTTTGACGTAAAATCTTACGTCTTACATAATCTTGTGAGTAATACTTGCCAACATATGGTTCTGCAGTTGCAACAAGAGCAAGTCTCTCGTTCATTAATTCTGCTTCTTTCAGTTCAGAGAAGTGGTTATCATAGAGGAAGTCATACTGAATATGCTCACTCATTGACTCCCAATCTTCAGGAGTAATTATATTTTTCAAGAGCAATTGAGTCTTCAGCATGTCATTAAACATGTTAGAAAATCTCTTTCTCAAACGACCAACAAACTTGGTAAATTTGAGTTCATCTCTTAAGATCTCAGAAGATCTCCCCAAGTTAAACCCACCTTCTCCATCCATTCTCGATGGAGGGACGTTAAGCGAACGGTAGAGTTTCTTTTTAAAATACTCAATATCAGTGATTTCACCCAAGTTTTGTCCGCCAGGGAGAGTGGTAATTTCAGTTCCTCTTCCACCCTCACGCCTGGGAAGCCAGAAGTCCTCAAGCATTGCCATGTACTTTTTGTCATCACGGATTTCTCCTGTATCAGCATTGTATACTAATTTGTTGCGATAGCGCATCATAACATCACGAAGATATTGTTCTGCCTTTTGTTTGGGAAGATTACCAACATCAATGTAGAAAATTCTACGTTCAGGTGCTCTTGACAAACGATAGATGACAAGAGAGTCCTCAATCATTCTTAACTGATTAAGTGACTTGATTGCTTTATGAAGATATGAAAGAGTTGACCCTTTGTTACGGTCTACGAGACCAGATGTGCAATATGTAATTGAATCTTTTGCAATCTTAATTCCACCGCTTCCACTTGATGATGATGGATTACTAATTGGATATTGTGATTTTGGATTGTAAATGAAGTATTCTTCAATCTCTGGGAAATTATAATCCATAGGATTATTACTTCTAAGAGTTACTAATTGATTATTTCTACCATCGTTTGGTTTTTTCTTTTCTTGTCTGATATAACGCATTTTCATTGCGTCAATATAACGCAACTCCTGAATACCAGCGGTTGGATCTTTCAGGTCAATAATTTTGTGATAGTAAATACGACCATCAATATACCAGTTACGATATATTTCGTGTGCCTTCTTATCAAAATCTAACAGGTCAAGAATATATTTAAACTCTTTACGGATTATATTTTTAATGCCATCACTGGCACTGAGGTTTGATAACTCAATTTCTACAGGACTATCATTACTATCAGAAACAATTGCTTCATTTACAATATCTTCAATGGCACTATCACATTCAGGGTGAAGTGACATCTCACGATATCTTTTAATTAGATCAAATTCAGTCCTGAATACACCTTCAATATCTACATAAGAACCAAAAAAACCACTACTCGCATAGTGGTCAGCCCCGTCCTCATTGTTAGGAGGAACGGGGGAGACCGCTGAAGGAGATAGTGGTTCTGTGTCCTCAATAGAGAACCCAAATAACTTGGACATGATTTATGTTTTAAACTTTCCTGTGACTATTTATTAGCCATTAACTGGAGGTGCTGCGGAAGCACTAACTCCAGGTGCCAGGATATTTATAGATTGAACTTGGAATTCTACGGTGAATTCTTCAATCGTATCTGAACTATCATATGAAACATCAATTTGTGAAACGTTTGTTGGGAAAATATCAACAAACTCATACTGTGCAAGAACGGAATTTGCAGTGCCGTCATTGTTCTTGCTTGATGCAGTAGAACCACGACCCAGTTGATAAACAACTGCATTAGTCATATAAGAACCTGGACTCGTAGCTCCAAGGTTATTATCCAACTTAGCAATTTGCTCTGTCCACTCTTCCATCGCTCTTCTTAAGTTGAACGATTCGTCATTAATAATCGTGACTGTCCAGGTATCAATGGTTCTATCACCAGCAACTTTAAAGGTTCTACCTCTAAAGGGAACATCGATTGCAGCGATATTCTGTGCAGGCAGTGCTGCTGCCTTACACATAAATTTAAAATCATCTGCTGCCCATGTTCCAGTAAATGCTTCTGGAAGTGTTGACAACTCAACCTCAAATAGATTGGGGCGGGCACCGCCGCCAATCAGTTTAGATTTAAAGGTAGAGATTGATGTATTGGGTCTAGAACCCGTTCTCTTGTTATCCGCCATTAGTGTATCCTCCTAGTGTTATTTAGATAATTATATTAAACTCTACCAGCTACTTCTTCAAAACTGACCCCGGTACGGGTAGCAACGAAGGAGAGTGTGATGAAGTTAATAGACTTCGCTGGTTTCAGGAAGATATCTGCCCTGAACTCATTGTTATCAATAACATCAGGTGTGTTGTTTGATGTATCACAAACAACCAGGAATCCAAAGAGACCTCTCTTTGCCTGAACATCGCGGAGATAAGGTTCGACAATGTTTCTGAAGTTTGCTCTCGTCAACTCATCGTTGAGTTCAAAGAGTTGTGCTTCTGCTGCTCTTTCAAGTGCTTGCTCAACTGTTAGGAACAGGCGGCGAACATTGATTCTGTCGAATGCAGATGAATAAGACAGTGCAGTCTTATCACCAAAGAGGAGAGTTCCAATACCTGGTTTGGTTACCAGAGAATTAATTCTCAGAGGATACAGTTTGTCTCTCTGTGCTTTGGTTGGATTGTATGCAAGTTTAATTGCATTGTTGATGATTCCACGTTGCTCACCTGCGGGCGAGAACCATGGATATGCCTCAAGCGCAGTTCTTGCCATCAGTCCAGCAACGTCAGCGTTGGTTGGAATATAGCGGAACTTGTTGTTGAAGCGATCATAAGTGAACTTATAACCAGTATCAAATGTTGCATAAGAAGAAGAATTCAGAACGGAATAGTACTGAATCAGGTTATTAGTCTGAGTTGCGGTATTAGTTACATTAACTAAGTTTGCTCTATGTGGTCCAATAACGGCCATACAATCTTTTCTTCCTTCTGCAAGAGAGATTAGATAGTTTGCTTTTGCTTGTGATTCTTGCTCATTGGTCATACCAGGACCCATGATCAAATAGTCAACTTCAATCTCATCTTTATTCTCAAAGAGTTGATATGAATTTTGCAAGTTGCCCAGTGAGGTGGACATACCACCATTATCTCCTGTAGCAGGAATTCCACCAGAGTAATCCGTACCACCACCAAGGGTGTAAGATACGTTACCGAGAGCACTAAACGTTATATCTTGTGCATTTTGTCCCCAAAGACCACCACCTGTGCTTACAGGAGTGAAGGATGCTGCCTTAGTTCCAGAAACAGAGGTAAAACCAACTGCTCTAGGTGTAGTATTATGGAAAGCATCGTATGCGTTAGAAGGATTGCCAGCAGCAAACAGATTTGGTGAGAAATCTGCCAGATAATCTTGATAATAGACTTTCTGTGGTGCATTTACGTTAGAAATTGCATCAATTGCTTTAGAAAGACTAACGTGCTTCTCAAGGATGTTACCCTGAATTCCACTGATTGTTCCCTCGTCATCAACAACTACAACGTGAATCGCATCACCATAACCATTTCTAGAACTAGAATAGTTGTTAGCAATTGGTTTTGGTGCCAGTGACTTCCAGAATACTGTACTGTTAGTCAGGCTTAGTGTTTGTTGATCATACCAGTCAGTAACAGTGCTTGCCGTTACATTGTATCCAAGACCAGTACTGTTAATACCAGAGGAATTGACAAAGTGCAGTGCTTGTCCTGCAGCAAATGAAGCTCCAGTATTTGCTTCTGCGTAGTTAATTCTAGTTTCGGTTGCACCACCACCAACAGTTTCTACACGAGAAAGAACCTTAACATCTAATGTACTTGCTCCACCATTAGCATCAGTGTTAATGCCGGTGATAATACCTTTTAAGTATCCTACAAAAGCAGTAGTTTGTCCAAGTCCAGCAATTGTAGTGCTGATTGGACCGGTAACACCGAAACCAATAGTAGCACCTGATAAATCTGGTGCAGTGGTTGCAACACCAACTCTTTGGTCTGCAAGGTTATCAATCGTGCAAACTTTTAAACCATTTGCCCAAGAACCTGGGTTCTTTGCAGCATAGTTGTAATTTGTTGCTTCGTCGTAGTTGTTAATATAATCGTCGTAGTTTTTAATCTTAAGAGTTGTAGTGCTGCCAATTCCAACACCAGCATTTGCATTCTTAAGGTTAGCACCATCCGTTCTAACTACCTTCAGAACTCCACCATACGAGAGATAAGATGAAGCACTCATCCAATACTCATATTGCGAATCCGTTGGAAGTGGCTTACCGAAAACTCCGATAAGGTCTTGTTCAGTAGTTACATCAATAGGATCGTCTACAGGTCCAATTGGGAAGGGTCCGGCAATAGCACCAATGTTATCCAGTACATTACTAGCTCTCCCTACTGTTAAGTCAACCTCCCTGACTAATACACCGGGAGATAGTTGAGGAGTCGCCATGTTTTGATTCTCCGTTAATCTCAGTTTGTCTAAGAATATTTATTAAAAAAAGTGTTTTCACAGGGGAATCACGACGTGAACTACCAATCTGGATATTCCCATTTACCAGAAACTTTTTTTACTCTTTTTTTACAACATTCTTTGCATTCGTATGAATATGATGAAGCAACTGCACCTCTATCTTTTCTTGTTCGATAAAACCCATCAACTAAATTTTTAATTTTTCCACATGTTCTACATTTTCTATCCTGTAAAAGAAGGTGTCCTAGTTTAATTTGGCCGTCTAGATCCATTATTTACTTCTCCAATAATCCATGATCTCATACCAAATGGGGTATCAGCAATCAAAGTTTGAGTTTGTTCTGCTACTTCTTGCGGTACAACCAAACAGAATCCAATGCCAAGATTGAATACATTACGCATCTCTTTCTCAGTAATGTTACCTGCTTCCTGGATTTTGTTGAAGAGTTCTGGTCTCTCCCAAGCAGAATAGTCAACGTCAACTGTGAGACCCATTGGAAGGCATCGTGGGAGGTTCTCAGGCAGTCCTCCACCTGTGATGTGTGCCATGCCTAAGATAGGAACTTCATCCAACAGGTATTGAATAAGACGAGCATAGATGGTGGTAGGTCTCAGCAACTCTGGCATCTCTTTATAGTAGATGTAATTTCTCCACAGCATATCATTGATCAGTGTGTATCCATTACTATGAATACCATTGCTCTCAATACCAATAACTACATCGCCAGGTCGAATGTTACTACCATCAACAATGTCATTCTTCTCTACAATACCAGTACAGAAACCAGCAAGGTCATAGTCAGTTGCTCTATAATGTTCGGCAGTTTCTCCACCTAACAATTCCATTCCTGCCATTGTACATCCAACATTGATGCCATACACAATGTCACTCACATTAGCATCTAATGTTTTGGCAGAGACATAATCTAGAAAATATAATGGTTTAGCGCCAGAACATATAACGTCATTGACGCACATAGCAACGAGATCCTGACCAATAGTGGAGTAATCACCAGCAATCCTACAGATGTTAATTTTAGTTCCGACACCATCGGCACCAGATATTAATACAGGTTTCTCATATCCTGATGGGATCTCCATCATTCCACTGAACCCACCAATACTAGGTGCCAATACTTTTAGATACTCTACAAAGGAACGTCCTTTGATAATATCAACGCCAGAAGTTTTGTAGTCCATTAGTCTCTTCCTAAACGAATGTATAATGTAATGAGTGATTGTGAGATTAAATCACAAGAATATGTGAATCCAATTTGGTCTTCCTTATCCCAGTGTTCCCTTTGACTTCTAAGAAGTGCAGAAAACTCTTTGATCTTAGATCTCATCTCTTCTTTAGATAACTTATCCAATGATTTCTCCCTTAATAATACCGTCAAGGCGTTTTAGTTTCCATACAATGTACTCCATGGTGGGCACACACTGAGGATTCCATCCAGCAAAAGTAGAGTGTTCTCCACTTGGAATCTGCCAACAGGAAGCATCATCGTTGTCAAGGTCTAATGATTCTCTATAAGCATCATCACCAAGTAGAACACATGCTCTCTCTGCTTGATTCAAACTACCGAAGCAAGCAAATCCATTCTTCTTAATCTCCTCAGG